CTTCAAGTTTCAAACGTTGCCGTTTATCAAGGCGATATAACAAGTGTTGTGCCTGTTGGTGGCGTAGGTGGTACTGGTGCATACAAGTATTCGATTTCGCCAACACTACCTACTGGATTAGTATTTGATACTCTTACTGGTACTATTAATGGTACTGCAACTGTCACTGCTGTTAATTCACCATACGTTATTACAGTATCGGATGAAGTTCCTCAGTCGAAGAGTCAGACTGTTTATCTAATTGTTTCTACTGCACCACCAAGTGCAATTGATAGATATGCAAGGCAGACTGCAAACTCAAGAGCATCACTTGCATTCTATAAGATCGTTGCCAACGGTAATGCAATCACTGCAACATCAAATGCTGACACAGTATACATTAATGCTAACGTAGCAAATGGCATCATAATTGTTTCGAATACAACATCGAAAACAATCAATCTTTCGTTGTCGAGAATTCTTTCTAATGCAGGAACATATGGCGCTAACAATCAGATTCCTATCATTACAATTGGTACTGATGGTAGAATCTCTAATGTAAGCACTGCAAATATTGATACTACAACTGCGAATGCAGCATTTGCACAAGCAAACAATGCTATAGCAAATGCAAACATAGCGTTTACTGTTGCCAACTCTGCATATGATCAAGCAAATAGTGCGACATCAAATGCAAATACAGCATATCTTGTTGCTAATGCTGCATTCACAAAAGCAAATGCTGCTGCTAATTTAGCGCAAGTTGTATTTGATTCTTCTAATACTAAGTTAGCATTAACTGGTGGGACGATCTCTGGCAACTTAATCATTCAGAAAGACCTAAGTGTATTAGGTAACGTCAACTTCATCGGCAACGTAACGTCTGTCACAGTTTCTGGTAACTCTGGTCAGTTCTTTGGTTATACTGCTAACGGATTCAACGCACTGTATGCTGGCATACCAGTAGGATATCTCGTAGAACCACAGATGGTTCAGCAGTTAACTGCGAACTATGATGGTTATGCTGGACTTAATATGCAAAATATTAACTCTGGCGCTAACGCATCGTTTGATGTATTCATTACTGCTGATAACGGAACTGCAACAGAAGGTTATCTTGATCTAGGTCTTGCAAGTAGCAACTACGATTATACTGGTCAAGAATTTGACATCATTAAAAAGAATGATGGATACTTATTCACACATGGGAATACCACTACTCGTGGTGGTAATACAATCATTGGTTCGATACACAATGATGTTATTATTGCTGCGAATGGAATGTATTCAAATAGTGAGATTGTTCGTATCACTTCAGGCGCTAACGGTAAAACAGTTATCATCACAGGTAACGTAACTGCAAACTCTGTAAACGCTAAGTCAATCACACTAAGTGATGGTACAAACATCGGCACTAGACTCGATGCAGCGTTCGCTGTGGCAAACATAACGCCTACATTACAAGCTGTCACCGAACAAGGTGCTTCGACATTTATTCCTGTTCGCATCTACAACAACACAATCTCTAGTAGCATCACAACTGGTGCACTGATCGTTGATGGCGGTATTGCATCTAAAGAACGTGTCACTGCTAACTCGTTATTCATTAATGGTCAAGCAAACGTAGGATCAACACTGTTTGTCGGTGGTGATCTTTCGATGGCAAACAATACGACGATTAGACCTGCTGCGGGTAATACAACAAAGTCGCCGTTTAAGTTTACATCAGGAACTTTAAAGACTGATCCATTAACTGGTGATATGGAGTTCGATGGTGGACAACTGTACATTACAGTTGGATCTAACAGTAGAAAAGCACTTGCAACATCGGATAAAGTTCCTTTCGGTGCAATGCTTCAACCAGTTAGATCTGTCGTAACATCAAACACTTCTGTATATGCTATTGCGAATAACGTATCAAATTTAGACAAATACGACGGTGTTGTTCTTCAACAATATGATCGTGTTCTATTTACTGGACAAGATAGTCCAATAGATAACGGTATCTACGTCTTCCAAGGCGAGGGTCAATACTATATCAGAGCATCTGATATGAGTGTTAATTCGAACACTGTTGGCGGCACGATGGTATCTGTCTCCGATGGTACATCTTATCAAAGTACAATCTGGACACTAAAGACAGTTGATCCAATTCTTGTTACTAGCAGCCCATTGTTGTGGGAAAGAACAGTTAGCCGTGATGTTATCTCGATTAGTAATCTCAGCAACAGTGCTGGTCTACTCACTAAGACTCAAGATGGTACTGTTCTTAAACGCACGATTACTGCAAATGCACAAGCAGGACTATTCGTCACAAATGGAACTGGCGATAATGGCAACCCAATGGTTGACATCTCTGTTATTCCAGTTAGTCATGGTGGTACTGGCGTAACTAGCACAGCAGATCTTCTCGACGCACTTGGTGTTGCTGGCTCTGGTGTTAATACAAACATTACAGAACTCGCTGGACTAACTGCTGGTATAAGAGTTGCATACGGTGGTACTGGTGCATATGATGCAAGAAAGTCTGGAAGTCCAGCTATATCTGATTCAAATGCAGCATACTTTGGCAGATTGGGCGCTAAGAAGAATCTTCTACTAAAGCCAAATCAATATGGTGTAACATATTCTGGCACCTATGGCGATCAGTTATCTTGGCCATCACAGAACAGTGCTACTGTTTACACAGAAGGTTTCGGTACAGATTATGTTCTGACGTTGAAGATGCCGGATGCTCCAATCGGATCGACATATGCTGGTACTGGTGACTTCATTGATTTCAAAACACCTTATCCAACGATGGTTGGAAAGAATGGACAGAAGTTAACTGTTGTAGAGACATACAACAATGTTCTAAACTACTGGACACGTCAGGCACAGTGGAAAGCAACAATCGACGTTGGCTTTGATTACGCTAACAACAGATACGATACTGCTAACGTGGGTATGGGACTGATGATGGACCAGTACGGTCAGATTCAGTGGAACACCATGGCAGGTATGGGCACTGTTATCGGTGTTCGTGGCGAAGCAGTAGATTCTGATATCACTGTAATCAATTACAACACTGCTGGCAACCCAGTCGGATACATCACAAGCAATGGTAGAATTAACATTGCACTGAATACGATTACACATTCGAAGTTGCCAGTTATTCAGATGAACAAAGGTGGTACTGGTAATCCAAGTATGGGTTCTGGTTATCTATCCAGTAATGGTACGATTGTAACTGCTAACATTCATATTCCAGGTAATACAATCTCTGGCAATCTGTTGTTATCAAACATGAATGTTCAGCACGGTGGTACTGGTGCTAACAACAGAATTGGTGCTATGATCAATCTGTTGCCATCGTATGCAACTAATAATGGCAAAGCACTTCTAATCAATGCTTCTGCAACTGATGTTGAATGGGTATCTGTTTCTGGTGTCGGTACAGTAACATCTGTTGGTATCAATGTACCTGCTGACAACTCTATCATCATCGGTAACTCACCAATTACTGCTGCTGGTAACATCACAATGAAACTAGGTGAAGTACCAGTTGCAAACGGTGGTACTGGTAACGGCGCACTCTCATTAGGTTACGTCTATGTGAACGGCAACACTGCCGGCGCACGAATGACTTCGAACATCTATATTCCAGGTACTGCAATATCCGGTAACATCTCTGGTGCTGCTGGTGGATTAATTCCCGGTGTTGTTGTTCCATTACGAAATGGTGGTATTGGTGGTTCGGGATCAGCCGATGATGATATTAATAGAAGAGATGGCAAAGCAAATCTATTAAAACTAAGTACCGAGTCACCTACTCATAGACAAGTTCTAACGTATTGGAATCCACCTGCATCAGGAACATTAGATAAGATTACATGGCAGTCAATATATTCGACTCCGAATACAGATTCTTCTAGTGCTGTATTTGCAAACACACGTGGTGTAACTTACACTAATGGTGCATCAAATAGATATCTTTTAGCTCCTTTTTTACGATATAAACCTGCCAATCCATATGTTGGAAGTTCTGACATTTCTCTCGAATGGGAATATCCATATCCTTCACCAAATGGAATTTCTAATACAGTTCTGACACACGTAGGCAATAATGAACTTGCATGGACTGCAACTTCTCAGGGTGTTGTTCGTGATGTTGTTAGTACAAGTTTCACAGTTACTACTGCAAACATTGGGCAGACTGTTTATATTAATACTCCTGTAACTGGTCTTGCAATTGCAAATGGTGGTACTGGTGCAACGACTAGAGCAAATGCAATTAACAATCTGTTGCCTGTTCAGACTAATGAAAAGAATGGTTGGGTCCTCTTTACTGATGGCGGGAATGCATACTGGCAGTCAGTTCCTGGAACCGGCACAGTAACCTCAGTTGGTCTACAGTTTGATCCGGGTGAACCATTCTCTGTATCGGGATCACCAATTACTTCTGCTGGCACATTTAATCTTGCACTTGGGACAGTTCCTATCTCTAAAGGTGGTACTGGATCTACAACGATTGGTGGTGCAAGAACTAATCTAGGTGCTGCAAAGTCTGGTGTTAACTCTGACATTACTCGGTTGACTGGACTTGTCACACCTCTAGCAGTCTCTCAAGGTGGTACTGGTACAAATAATCTAACAGGCTACATCAAAGGTAATGGCGCCGGTGCATTCACTGCTGTAGCATCAATTCCTGCTGAAGACTTAGGAATCGGCACACTTGGTATGCAGAATGCTGATGCCGTTAATATCATCGGCGGTGCAATCAGCAATGTGACACTAAAGCATGTTACTGTTGGTAACAATATGCTTGGCATGTCTACTGTTAGTTACTCAATCATTAGAGATTCTGTATTAACAAGTAACGTTAAAGTCACATTAGATTCAGCGACAATTACAGGGAATACGATCCTCTCAGGTAACGTAGTAATTCAAAGTGATCTATCTGTAACTGGTGACATCACTACTACTTCGAATCTACATGCGAATTACATTCAGTCTGATAATGACATCACTGCAAATGGCAATCTATTAATTCTCGGTAATAGCAAAACATTTGGTTCTGCAAACGTAGGTGCTATTACTGCAAATAATGGTATCTATTTGAATCCAATCTCTTGGATGTCATCGAACACTTACACAACATCTGGATTATCTCAAGTTACTGTTGATCAATTCTCTGCTGCTAATTTCAGAAGTGCTAAGTACTTTATTCAAATGACTTCTGGAACTAAGTATCATGCAACTGAATTGACAATGATTCATGATGACACTAATGCATACATATCTCAGTTCGGTACAGTGAAGAGTTCTGTTGTCTTAGGTACATTTGATGCTTCTGTTGTTGCTGGTGCGCTCACTCTGAAGTTTACTCCTGTCTTCTCAGGAACTACTTTGAAGATGCACCGAACAACAATTCGCAAATAAATATAAGATAAATCAAAAGGGAAGAATAGACCTTGGCTATAATTCAAGCGTTTAATATAGATAGTGGCATTGCGGTAGGTGATGTTGGTATCATTAATACTCAGGGTGAATTCACTGGGTATTTTTATGCAGCAAACACATACAACGTCACAAGCAATGGCACATCATCATTCCTATTTAATGGTGCTGATAACCCAACACTATCACTGGTTCGAGGTTTCACATATAGATTTGCAGTAACATCGACTGGTGATCCTCTCTGGATCAAAACAGATCAATCTGCTGGTAGTGCAAACGCATACGCAAACGTAATCAATAACGGAACTGATGCAGGGACAATAACGTTCCCAGTTCCATTTAATGCACCAGATACACTATATTATAAGTCGCAGAATCATTCTTCGATGGCTGGCACAATCTATGTGAAAGATGTTGGTGCTGCTGGTCCTGTTCTACAAGTTACCGGTACAGATGCGTCTATTTCTAATTCAACTGGTGCATTGACTGTCGTTGGCGGTACAGGTATTGGTGGAAATCTAAACGTCGGTGGTGCTAATTCAGTATTCTCTGGTAACGTAACTGTCGGTAGAGTTTTAACTGCTAACATTCTAACAGCAAATAGTATTACTGTATCTGGCAACATTACGGGTAATGCATTAACAGTTTACTCTTTGAATGTTACATCGGGTGTTCAATCATCTAATGGCATCACAGTAACTGGTAACACATCTACGTTTACTGGCAACGTTGTAATTGGTAATAGCAACACAACGATTAATACTACTGGTATATTAACAACAACAATAAGAGCAAATGCAATATTTGCTAACTATTACTTTGATGCGAATGGTAATGTATTCACATCTTCAGGTGGTACAGTTGGCGGAGCATCAAATGCATTCACTCGTGTTGCAGTGTCCGGACAAGCATCAGCAATTGCAAATAGTAACAATGCAGTTCTAACATTCTCTGCTGGTTCTGGTATTGTACTATCGACAAATGGTACATCTAATACGATTACTATTGCTTCGACATATGGTAATACAGTACCATTTCTAAGTCAAACATTCACTGCTAACGGCGCTCAGACTTCTTTTGTTTTAAGTCAGACTGTTTCTGCAACTGACATTCTAGTAACTGTTGAGAATATTCCACAGATTCCAAACGTTGACTACACAATGTCTGGTGCATTGATGACGTTTGATGCACCACCAGATGCTAATGCTGTTATCTCTGTTCGTACATTTGGTACCGCTACGCCTCTGTCGAATACGATTCCAATTCTAGCACAGACATTTACTGCTAATGGATCACAAACAACATTTCCTTTAAATGGATATGTGTTATCGACTGATCTATTAGTTCTTGTTGATACAGTGCCACAACAACCACTGACAAACTATTATGTTAATGGTTTGAATCTGACATTTGATACTGCTCCAGCAAATGGTGCAGTTATTGATATCCGTACATTTGGTAACTCTTACGCTGGTAATGGTTACACATCTATCACAGGTAATGTATTCACAGATAAAGTATATTCTTCATCAGTATATGCGGGTAAATACTATTTCTATGATGGTACTCCATTCGCATCAAATCCTGGTATCAATAAATCGTTTACTGCAAACGGTGCTCAGACAACATTCGCACTTGCAAATACTGTATCTGCGGTTGATCTATTAGTTTCTATCGATGGACTCATTCAACCAACAAATGGTTATACGATTACTAATGGAAACATTCTAACATTCGACACAGTAGTCCCAGCGAATTCTGTTGTTGAAGCAAGGACATTTACTGCTACTTCGCCATTAACGCAAAATACAATAACATCTATTGCAGTATCTGGACAGTCATCAGTCACAGTCGATGGTCCTACATCAGTAACTCTTGTTGCTGGTTCTGGCATGACACTGACTACAAATAATACGACAAAGACTGTTACGTTTGCATCATCTGGTGGTGGTGGAACAACGAATTCGTGGACAAACTTTGCAGTAACGGGACAAGCAACACTGACTGCTGGAAGTAATAACGCTACTTTGACTTTAGTGCCTGGTTCTGGTATCACTATTTCAACAAACTCACCAGCAAATTCAGTTACAATTTCATCGACTGCAACAGGAAATAGTTTTCTAAACTTTGCAGTCGCTGGTCAAACTACATTATCACCAACTAGCAACACAGGAACTCTATCGTTTGCTGCTGGTTCTGGAATGACAATAACAACCAATCCATCAACGAATACAATTACATTCGTATCATCTGGCGGCAGTGTTTCAGCAAACGCTCTTTCAGGCACAAATGATACTTTCGTTGCAAACGGCAGTCAGACTTCGTTCATTGTAACACCAGCAAACACAACAGCAAATGATATGATCGTCACTGTTGATTCAGTGATTCAAACTCCTACGACAAACTATACAGTTTCTGGTAATACAGTAACATTTACAGAAGCACCCGTTAATGGTGCAGCAATTGAAGTTAGGACATTTACTACAGGTGGCACTACCAGTGGCAGCAGCACTGTTGATAACGCAGCAACGATCTCAGCAAACACTGCATATCTATCAAACGTTATTTCTTCTGTTTATACGACTGGAGTTCCTGTCGGCATAACAGCAACAACAATAGATCAGTTTGAAATCTCTAAGTATAGAACAAGTAAATACATAATATCTGTGACAAATGGAACTCAGTATCAAGCAGCAGAAGCAATGATTGTGCATGATGGTACTACATCATACATAGTTACATATGCAACTGTATTCACTGGCGCTTCTAAGTTGATTAATTTCACATCTAGTATTTCTTCTGGTAACGTTTTACTACAAGGCACTAGTTTATCAGGCACTAGTAATGTCAAAGTACAGAAAACTTATATTGGAATATAGTAATGCCATTTAAAAGACTCAATATAACCAGTCAATTAGTATCAACAAATACAAGAGTAAGTACAAGCAATATTACTGGTGCTTTGTTATTGTCTGGTGGTGCTGGTATTAGAGGTAACGTATATGCAGACAACATTGTATTGTCTGGTAATTTAATCGCAAGTAGCATCAATGCATCATCGTTATCGACAACTGGTGGTGGTAGTCTAATCTCAACCAGTGATACTGGCACTATCACAAACACGATGTTGGCTGGTTCAATCTCGAATGCTAAGTTAGCTAACACAGTGATTACTATTAATGGTACTTCTGTTTCTTTAGGTAACTCTTTTACTATTACTGCTAACACTGGTAATGTATTAACAATTGGCACAGGATTAAGTGGCACTAGTTTTAATGGATCTGCGCCTGTAACTATTGCAATCGACTCATCGGTTACTACACTAACAAATACGCAAAATTTAACAAACAAAACAGTAACATCATTAGGAAACACAAGCACGATTAATGATGGCGGTTCAAGTGCATATGCAATTGGATTTAAAGCAATACCTCCAGGTTCAACATCATCGGGCAACCTAGCACTAACTGATGCGGGCAAACATGTTTATGTGAGTGCTGGTGTTACTGTTCCACCAAATTCAACTGCTCCATTTGATCTCGGAACAGTTATCACAATCGTAAACTCAAGTGCTTCTTCTATAACAATCACTCAAGGATCTGGCGTAACACTTAGATTCTCTGGTTCATCATCCACAGGCAATAGAACTCTTGCTGCATATGGACTTTGTAGTTGTATTAAAGTTGCAACTGATACTTGGTATATCTCTGGAAGTGGAATGACATAATGGGTGGTGTATTAGGTATCATGTTGAGTAATCAGACTATACTTAGTGTTACAGCAACAGGTGGCAACTACATTTATGATGGCACTGGTTCATATGTTGGCTATAGATTCCACGTTTTTACTTCGCCAGGCACATTTACTGTCACTAGTAATCCAACAAACAAAACATTTGATGCTGTAATAGTTGGTGGTGGTGGCGGTTCAGGTATCGCAAGTGCAACAGCGGATGGTGGAGGTGGAGCGGGTGGTGGAGCAATCACAGAAGTCACGGGTTTATCTTTAACTACCAACAGTGGATATGCAGCAACAGTTGGTCCAGGAGGAGTAGCTGGACCAACGCCAGGCAATCCATCAGTAACACAATCAAATTCTGGTTCAGCTTCGTCTTGGAATGGATACAGCGCTTCAGGTGGAACACGATCAACAGGACCTTTAGCTGGCGCATCTAGCGGTAACGGAAATCCTGGTGGCACACTTGTACAAGGTGCAGCACATACTGGTGTTAGATTAGGAAACGGAGGTGGTGGCGCTGGTGGTGCTGGAGTTCCATACAGAGGCTGGGGACCTATTGGTTCTCCTGCTCCAGCTTACCCAGCATACGTTCCCTATTTTACAACCTATGGATATCCTACTCCATATACAACATATTATGGAACAGGAATTTATACTGGTGGTGGTGGATCAGGAGTCACTTCATCAATTGATGGCGTCATGTATGGTGGCGGTGGTGCTGGTGGTGTTGTAGTCGATTCGGGTGGAGCAGTACCATCTGCTTATTGGAACGGCAAGTACACTCCAGAAACTGATCCAACTGGTACTGGCTTCAATAATGGTGGCGGCGGACTTGCAAACAGTGCTGGCGCAAATGGCAAAGGTGGTGGTGCTGGAGGACAACCTGGTGGACCACCAGCATTTAATAATCAATTCGTCAGTGGTGGTTCTGGTACTGTCGTTATTCGTTATGCTTTAGGTGTAACATTACCTGGCGCACCTACTGGTGTAACTGTTGCTCCTAATGGTACAGGACAAGCAATTGTTTCTTTCACTGCTCCAGCTTCCAATGGTGGAGGATCAATTACTTCATATACAGTAGTATCAACTCCTGGTAACATCACTGCAACAGGTTCGACTTCTCCAATTACCATAACAGGATTGACTGACGGAACATCATACACATTTAAAGTATATGCGACCAATTCTGCTGGTAACGGATCATTGAGTGGTGCGTCAAGTCCATACACACCTTATCCTTCAGTAGCAGCATCTGGTGGACAATTAATATATGATCTAAGAGGATATAGATATCACGTATTCACTTCTGCTGGACAGCCAGCACCGTTCCAACCAACACAGTTTGGTGCTGCTGGATCATTTGTCGTAACTAGTAATCCTGGTAATAAATTATTTGATGTTATGTGTGTTGGAGGTGGTGGTAATGGTGGCGCCAGTCCAGCTGTTAAAGCTGGCTCAGGTGGCGGTGGCGGTGGTGCAGTAGCAGATTATTTTAATATACCAATTACTATACCTGCACCCGCACCAGCATCTCTTCCTGTTTATGTCGGTCAAGGACTTGGTCTTGGAGTACCCATAAGTGGATCACCAGTTGTTGTTCCACAATATGTTTCTAGATTTGGCGATTATCCATTAGGATATACAGCAGCAGCTGGTATAGCAGGAGTCGCACAATCTGCAGGCGCTAGTGGAAATGGAAATTCTGGTGGCGCTGCAGGAAACAGTAACAATAATGCTGGCGGTTCGGGAGGTGGCGGCGCAGGAGGTATTGGTTCAGATGGTCTTTTCTATCCACCATCGGCGGATGGTGGATCAGGCGGATCAGGAGCCACATCATCTATTGCACAATCTGATTCACCTCACGGTAATATATTTGGAGGTGGTGGAGGTGGTGGATCAGGAACATGGCCACTTGGTGGATCTGGCGTTTATGGTGCTGGTGGACCAGGAGGAGGTGGAGATGGAGGCGGAACAGGACATACTGCTGGACCTGGTGGAAGAGGTTTCGCTGGCACATCAAACAAAGGAGGCGGTGGAGGCGGACAAGCAGCCGGAACATTATCTGCTGGCGGCAGTGGCGGTTCTGGCATCGTAGTTGTACGTTATCCTTATCCATAAAGAAATATAATGGTCAATAAAGCAAGAACAAGCGCATTTGGTGCAGGATCAGTATCAGCAGCAAAATTCTCAACTGGATCTCCTGTAGATATTCCTAAGATATCTTCTATTGCATATGTTGGTGATGACACTGCAACAAACACTGCTGGCGGTGATACAATCACGATTAATGGTTCATTCTTTAAATCTGGTTGTTACGTTTACGTCGATAGAACACAAGCAAGCGTAGTATCTTTTATCTCATCATCACAGATAACATTTACTGCACCCGCAAAGAGTGCAGGAACTTATACGTTATACGTTTATAATCCAGATGGTGGTACTGCAATATATATTCCAGGTATGAATTATTCTGGTACTCCTACATGGTCGACTGCATCTGGATCGATTGGTACTGCATATGAAACTGTAGAGTTATCATCTAATGTGACTGTACTATCTGCATCAAGTGATTCGACAGTTAAGTATAGATTGTATATTGGATCATTACCAGTTAATGCAGTTCTGAATATAAACACTGGTGCAATAACTGGTGTTACGACTACTGTTGCAGGTGTTACAACATACACATTTGTAATTGAGGCATACGACTTAGAGAACCAAGGCACTCTTAGAACATTCTCTATTACGATTAATCCAGATGTTGTAACGTGGTCTTCACCAGCAGATGGAACTTTGTATAACGCAAACGTTGGTTCTGTATTCACCCAATCATTAAGTGCGTCTGTTGCAATAGGTGGTAGAAGTGTAACTTATACTGCAAACACATTACCTGGTGGACTGAGTATTTCTGGTAGTAGTATAACAGGAACACTATCATCACAAGCAAACACAACTAGTCTTATTACTGCAACGGCAGCAACAACGAATAAGACTGCAACAAGAACACTTTTGTTTTATATTAAGACAGTACCTGGTCAACCTACGATTGGTACTGCAACGGCAGCAACATCGACTTCTGCGACTGTGACGTTTACTGCTCCTGTTTATGATGGCAATTCGCCAATCACACAATATATTGCAACATCTTCACCAGGTAATATCACAGGAACATTGAATCAAGCAGGTTCTGGTACAATTACAGTTAATGGATTGACCGCTGGAACAAATTATACATTTACAGTTAAGGCAGTAAATGCTGCTGGACAAAGCGTTGCGAGTACCTCAAGTAATCAAATATCAACAGCGTCTGTTCCTGGCGCACCAACAATAGGAACAGTATCTTCATCCAGCATATCTTCTGCTTCAGTTCCTTTTACTGCACCAGCTAGCAATGGTGGTTTAACAATTACATCATATACTGCTGTATCTTCTCCTGGTGGCATAACAGGAACACTATCGCAAGCAGGTTCTGGCACAATTACAGTTACTGGTTTAACAACAGGAACAAATTATTCATTTACTGTGTATGCTACTAATTCGTTGGGTAACGGTCCTTCAAGTGGTTCGAGTAATAATCCAATAATAATGGATCCAAATGCTGTGTTATGGGTTGATCCAGGTAACTCAGCAAGTTATTCTGGATCCGGTACAACTTGGACAGATCTGAGCGGAAAAAGTGTTACGGGCACATTAACAAATGGTCCAACTTTCACATCTAGTGGAACTGGAAGTTATTTAAATTTTGATGCTAACAACGATTATGTTAGTTTTGGAAATAATGGAAATCTTAATTTTGGAACAGGAGATTTTACCGTAAATGTTTGGATGTATCCAACACGATGGAACGACGGCAACAGTAGAGGAATTATCGATAAAAAGGCAAACGACGGTTCAAGTGGTTGGACTTTTTATTGTGACGGTGGACAACCATCAAAACTTAACGCTAGACTAAGTGGCAGTAACAATTTTTTCTCAAACAGTATAGTAACAATTAATGGATGGCAACTTTGGACATTCGTTAGAAGTGGTTCAACGATATATTGGTATAAAAATTCAACGTTAGATGCAACAGGATCCACTAGTGCCAATCTATCTGATTCTGCTGAACTTCAAATAGGACACTCACAAACATGGAATGGATACTATGAAGGAAGATTTGGATTAATTAATGCTCACAATAGAGCATTATCTTCTGGAGAAATAACAACACATTGGAATCTTTTCCGTGGAAGATATGGACTATAATAAATATGAACAAAAAGGCGACTATTCACTATGGTAAGTAAGATTAAAGAAAAGTCGATTGCTAATAATGCAATCACTCCAGCAAAGTTATCAACTGAAGCAGGTGCTGTTACTGGTGTAAAAGTATCTTCTATTGCATATTTGAATGATGACACTGCTGCCAATACAATTGGTGGTGATGTAATCACTGTGACTGGTGCTGGATTCACACCTAATACTGTTGTGTATGTTGATAGAACTCAAGCGAGTGTTGTCACTTATGTTTCAAATACACAGATAACTTTTAGTTCACCCGCAAAGACTGCTGGTTCATATATTCTTTATCTATACAATGCTGATGGTGGATCTGCTGCATATATTCCTGGCATCAATTACTCTGGTGTTCCTGCATGGTCAACTGCATCAGGTTCTATCGGTACAACATATGAATTCACCAGTTTTACTGGTAATGTAACAACACTTTCTGCAACATCAGATTCGACTGTTTATTATCTTTTGAATTCTGGTACACTACCAACTGGTGCATCATTGAATGCAAACACAGGTGTCATCACAGGCAATACTGGAGTAGTTAGTTCACAGACAACATATAACTTTGTAATTGAAGCAAAAGATCAAGAGAATCAGGGAACACTTAGAAACTTCTCTGTCACTATTAATCCAGATACTGTTACGTGGGCATCACCAGCAGATAGCACTTTATACAATATTACAGTTGGTGGTGCTGTCAATCAAGCGTTATCTGCAACATCTGCCGCAACTAGAGGTATAACATACACTGCAAATACGTTACCTGCTGGACTTAGTATTTCTGGTAGCAATATAACTGGTACTCCTAGTGCTGTTGCAAATACAACTTCTTTAATTACTGCAACATCTGCAACAACAAATAGAAGTGCAACGAGAACATTGTTATGGTATGCAAAATCTGTTCCTGGTCAACCTACTATCGGCACTGCTACTGCGACTACGGCAACTGCTGCTACAGTATCATTTACTGCTCCTGCATCAAATGGCAACTCGCCAATCACATCTTATACTGCTGTATCATCTCCTGGTGGCATAACAGGAACATTATCTCAAGCAGGATCTGGTACTATTACAGTTAACGGATTAACTCAAGGAACAGCATACACTTTCACGGTGTATGCTACTAATGCTGCTGGTAATAGTACATCAAGTACTGCTAGTAATCAAGTATCATCACCATTTCCTAATGCAACAGGAGGAACAATTACCACTAGTGGAAACTTTAGAATACATACATTCTCAGAAGGTCAAAATAATTTTTCAATTAGCGCTGGCGGTAATATAGAAATCTATGTTTGGGGTGCGGCAGGAGGTGCAACAACGACTGGTGTTGTTAATCCTGCTCCTAATGGCGGTGCCGGCGGAGCAGCATACGGAATCTATAATGCAGGTTCAGGAACAACACTAATTGTTGTTGTTGGCAGTGGTGGAACTAGCCATGGCGCTGGTGGAGGAACAGGTTCAACTGGATATGGCGGTAAAGGTTTAGCACCAACATCAGGATATGCTGGACAAGGAGGAGGATATTCTGGTGTTTTCACCTCATCCGTGAGCCAAGGAAATGCATTAATTATGGCTGGGGGCGGTGGCGGTGGAGGATGCGATTCTTCTAGTTATAGTGGAGGCGCTGGTGGTGGATCTTCTGGAGCAAATGGAGTAGGTCCAAATTTTGGTTCAGGTGCATCACAAAGTACCGGCGGAGCAGGAGGTAATGGCTTTGGTACAGGATCCGCTTTACAAGGAGGCACGGCTGGAAGCACAGGTGACGGCGGTGGTGGAGGCGGTGGAGGTGGAGGATATTGGGGTGGCGGTGCAGGATACAATGGTGATCCAAATGGAAACTCTGGCGGCGGAGGCGGAAGTGGTTATTTGTCTGGTTCTATAAGTAGTGCAACATTATACGCAGGATCAGGAACAACTCCTGGAAACTCAGGTAGTACATATAGAGGATCAGCAGGAAGTCCTGTATATAATTCCACAGGAAATGCAGGCGCTGTAGTATTCAGATATCAATTTCAATAATAATTAGACTGATTGAATCATAAACATAAATACATTATTATCAAGGAGGTTTTAACATGGGACATTATGCTTTTATTAATGATCAAAATATTGTAACTGAAGTAATTACAGGCAAAGACGAATCAGATAAGACTGAACCTGATTGGGAAGTCCATTACGCACAGTTTCGTGAAGGTATGATTTGTCGAAGAACATCATACAACACGATGGCAGGCGAACACAGAAACGGTGGTACTCCTTATAGAAAGAATTATGCTGGTATTGGATTCACATGGGATGAAGCACGAGATGCATTTATTCCACCAAAGCCGTATCCATCTTGGTCATTAGTAGAAGATACGTGTCAATGGGAAGCACCAGTTGCAAGACCAGATGATGGTAAGTTCTACACATGGAACGAAGACACACTCGCTTGGGAAGAGTTTGTAATTCCAACATAAACAGAATAAAAAATGCCATTAAGAAATTCATTAAATGTTACTGGTTCACTGACATCAAACGCAGTCACTTCAGCGACTGTTACTGCAAACACATCAGTAACATCTAATGTAGTGTATGCTAACACGTTCTGTTATGCAAATGGAACATCTATCATAACAACACCGTTCACTACGGGCAAGGCTATTGCAATGTCAATAGTATTCGGAGGTTAATAAAAAATGGCAGCACCAAATATTGTTGGCGTAACAGCGATTGCAGGTAAAACATCAGTACAGTTAGTGACAACTTCGCCTACTGCGATTGTATCTAATGCTGGTGGTAGTAATAAAGTTCTTAAAATTAATGCACTATATGTATCTAATGTTGATAATGCAAACAACTACACATTAACTATGGATCTTTTTAGAAGTTCGGTTGCATATCGATTAGGTTCTCAGATTATAGTTCCTGCTGCTTCTACCTTAGATGTTATATCTAAAGCATTTTATCTTGAAGAAGGTGATGCACTTAGACTTACTGCAAACACGGTTAGTAAGTTGGAAGCACTATGTTCGTATGAGGATATTAGTTAATGCGTAAAGGCAATGGCGGCATTATTGGACCAAGAAAAGTAACCACGACTTCGACTGGTGGTTCTGGAGTTTGGTCAGTACAAGAAGCCCAAATTGCTAAAGGCGCTTCTGTTTGGCCATCTAATAAACCAGACGCTCCTATTATTGGTGTAGCGACATCAACTGGTACAACAACCGCAACTGTTGCATTTACTGCACCAGTTTATACTGGTGCAAGCGTTATCATATCTTACACTGCTGTTTCATCTCCTGATGGAATCACTGCATCATTAAGTCAATCAGGTTCTGGTACAATATCAATTTCTGGATTAACAACAGGAACAACATACACGTTTACTGTGTATGCTACAAACTCTGATGGATCTAGTGCTTTTAGTGCAGCAAGCAATAGTATAGTTCCACAAGTTCAAGCAACAAATGTTGATATTTATTTGATTGCAGGTGGTGGTGGTGCTGGTGGTGGATACAACAGTAGTCCTGGTACTTTTATGGGTGGCGGTGGCGGTGCTGGCGGAGTAGTATACGTGCCAGCTTATCCTACAAGTTATAACACTGCAATACCAATTTCAATTGGCGGTGGTGGATCTGGAGTATCTGGAGCAGTTGGTCCAAGTGGTTCCGGAACAGGTACATCATTCACAGGAACTTCCTCATTTTCAGCATTTGGTGGTGGATACGGTGGATATATAATGTTTTCTTCCTTTGCTGCACCAGGTGGACCAGGTGGTTCTGGTGGAGGAGCTGCGGAAGTGTCACCTTCAGGAGGAGGTTCTTCTGGACCTGCTTCACAACCTTCTTCTAGCTCCTTTCCAAATTTTATACAATATGGAAATCCTGGAGCATCGGCACCACCTTCCTTTGAATTTCCAACTGGATTTCCTGGTATATATACGACTGCTGGTGGTGGTGGCGGTGCTGGATCGGCGGGCGGAACTCCTAATCCATATAGTTCTAGAGCAATTGGTGGAACAGGAATAACAATTCCATTTGCGCCTGCGCCAACTCAACTTGTCGCTGGTGGAGGTTACGGTGGTGGCACAGGACCTTGGTTTCCAGGATCAACAAGTAATCCATACGGCGGTGGTTATGGTGGTGGAAACGCATCTCCGTCAGCAGCCCCACCAGTTGCGGGTAATGGCAATCCTGGCAGAACTAATTCTGGCGGCGGTGGAGGTGGAGGTGGTGGTCCAACCGGTAGTGGTGGAAATGGTGGATCAGGAAGACTCATTCTTCAGATACCATTGACGAATACTGCGACGTTTACACCAGGATTAACTGTTACACAATACTCACCAGGATCAACAAAAGTATATGATGTTACGGCAGGATCAGGAACTGTCACGTTCACATAACGAGAAACTAAAATGGCAAATTATTCATTTCTTACAGACAACATCAATATAGCAAGCACTATAGTTGCATCTAATGCTGCTATAACTGATCGCATGTATGCGAATGGATACTTCTATGCTAATGGTGCACCGATCACACAGACAGTATTCTCTAATGTAACTGTGCTTGGAAGTATTACTGGTAACTCAATCGTCAGTAACGGATCTATTTCTGCAACTACAGTAAACGTATCAAGTATTTCTACATCAAGTGGTAATGTAATCACGTTTCCGACAACATCTGGTACAATCATAACATCTAATGACGTTGGTACTATTACTAACTCGATGTTAGCGAATAGTAATGTTAGAATTAATGGTTCTACTGTTTCACTTGGCAACAGTTTCACGCTTGCTACATTGACATTTGGTAGTGGCATTAATTCTACTGTCGGTTCTTCTTATAACGGAACAACTGGCACAACAATATCTGTTGATCCGAACGTAGCAGTCACGCTTACTGGAATTCAGACGTTAACGAATAAAACAATCACTGGACTCGCAAACGTAAGTACAGTGTTAGATTTCTCTGGCAGTCAGTATCAATTTGGTTTCAGAAACATGCCTCAGAGTGGCACTACATCAGGTAACTTAGCACTTGGTGATTCAGGTAAACATGTTTATGTTAGTTCTGGCGTTACAGTGCCACCAAATTCTTCAGTACCATTTGAGATTGGTGCTGTAATCACTGTCGTTAGTAACGCAACATCACTCACTATTACACAAGGTTCTGGTGTCACTCTGAAGTGGGCAAACTCTGCATCAACTGGTAATAGAACTCTTGCATCAAACGGTATCGCTACACTTTTGAAAGTAGCAACAGATACTTGGTATATTTTTGGATTAGGATTAACGTAATATGTCTGGTTTTTTAGGAATGTTCGTCGGTGGTACAGGAGTGCCTTCTGCACCGACTATTGGAACTGCAACTGCTGGTAACGGACAAGCAACAGTTACGTTTACTGCTCCTGCTTCTGATGGTGGTAGTCAAATACTAGATTATCGAGTGACATCATCGCCGGGTGGTGTTACTGCAACTGGATCTGGATCACCTATTACTATTACTGGACTCAGTAACGGTACTGCTTACACTTTCACAGTACAAGCAAGAAACGCTAATGGTTATAGTCTATCAAGCACATCTTCTAATCAGATAACTCCTGTTGTGCCACCCATCACAGCGTCGGGCGGTCAAACTATTTACGACGGCACTGGATCATATACTGGTTACAGATTTCACATATTCACTTCGCCGGGAACATTTACAGTTACGAGTAATGATGGTAATTTAGGATTTGCTTCCTTAATAGTTGGAGGCGGTGGTAGTGGTAGTAATGGACCACCTTCTTCCGGTGGAGGTGGAGGTGGAGGTGGTCAGGTAACAAATGTTACCGGTATATCATTAACGACAAACACTGCTTATCCAATAACTGTTGGTCCTGGAGGATCAGGTTCATCTTTTCCTGTTAAAGACGGAAGTCCATCAAGTTGGGCTGGAGGCAGTGCTTCTGGAGGTGCTGGTGCTCCTGCTCCGAACGGAGCAACCACTGGAAACGGAGCATCCAGTGGAAGCGGATTTGGTGGTGGCGTTGTAAACAGACCAGGACTTGAACCCTCTGCTCTGTTCATGGGGGGTGGAGGAGGCGGTGGTGCTGGAGCGAACGGAAATGATTCCAGATATTGGTATCCCCCTGGAATAGGAGTTCCAGGTTACGCACCTAAAGGATATCCACCAGGACCACCGTATCCTCCACCAGGTAGATATAATGGTGGAGGTGGAATTGGAGTTATATCATCAATAGATGGTACTCAATATGGTGGAGGTGGTGGTGGAGGTACATCCGGTTCTGGAACTAATGGATATACTCCAGAATCTAATCCAGGAGATTTTGGTCCATATGGTGGAGGCGGATCAGACTCATCTGGCGCCGGTTCAAAAGGGGGCGGTGGCGGCGGACTCACACAAGGAACAGGAGGGCCATCGACTCGCACTAATGGTGGTTCAGGCATCGTAGTCATTAGATATCCTTACCCATAATTTTAAAGTGTAGGAGGTTCGTATGAGTAAAATTCTAGTTAATTATAATCTGCAAAGTGGCGATTGGACAGTCAAAGAGGAAGACATGCAATCTCACTATACTGATGTGAGATTCTACTTCTCTGACAATGAACCACTTGTGATGTTCAAGAATTTAACATTTGGTGTCAAACTCAAAAGAGGTACAGATGAACTCTTCAATGAAACTTTTGGCGAAACTAAAAGATTTGTTGCGTGTGAAAATACATTGTTTGATAATTGGATCGAAACAACAAGACTTTATCTAGAAGCAAATACAACTTATACATTAGAACTCTGGTGTAAGAACGACGGCATAAGAAGAACTTACAATTATCAATTTGTTACTCCAGATATGGTATAGATAAATACATAATAAACTTTTAAAGTAGAAAATGGCATTAAGAAAATTTAATAGTAATGGTATAGATGTTCTAAATCTATCGAACACTACGATCAGTACGAGTAACACGACTGGTACTCTTACTGTTGCTGGCGGTGTTGGCGTTGCTGGTAATCTTTATGCTACAGCAGTATATGCTACTAATTACTACTATACGAATGCCGCTTTACCATTCGGTACTACAGTTCTCAATGATATCTCAAATCAATTTGATGGCTCGACTTCACACTTCCAATTAAAAACAGATCAGACTTCTATAAATATAGCAACAGATAGTAAAGATTTTGAAGTAGCGATTGACGGAAGAAGATTAAGTCCTTATGTGGCTAGATATACTTATCCATGGATAACACCATATGATTCGTTTAAAGGTTTTAGAGTTAGAATATTTCAAGATTCGTCTAATAATTCCTCTAACTATATAACAATTTATAATGCACCGTATGTTGGAGATTCATCTACAATTTTACTTAGAACGCCTCTTTCAACGACTCAGACAACTAGATACCCTTTTTCAGCAACAACGATTGCTCTTGGAGATTAATTAAATGGCAAAGCATGTAATATTAGAAGGATACACTTTTACACCATCAACAAGAACTGTTGTTGTTACTGGTAAGAACATCCGTCGAGAGCAATTACTTCTCATCACGAACACATCAACTGGTACTGTTCTGTATAACTTTTCTGATCCTGCACTAGGAACAACTAGTTACACGAATGCTGTTGATCCAGTATCTGGTACTGAGACTACTACGATTGTGTTAGCATATAACACTTCGTCAATGGCTTCCACTAATAAGATTAGTATTCTAGTCGAAGAGACTTATCACGAGATTATCCCTTCTGAAGTGATGCGAGATCCTGTTGATAAACTTAGAGTTAGTACTCCGCAGTCTCTAATCGACACTGACTTTGAATATGGACAGCAGCCAACGAAGTGGGAAAGTTTAAATCTATTGAACAACCGTGCTTCTGCATTCTATGATCCGACTATCACGAGCGTCATTTCTGCAATGACTGCTTCTTCGACAACAGTTTCTGTCACTGCAACTGCATACACAGCATCTTCTGGTATTCAGACTGCTGCTATCGTATCGACAATTACTGGTATCGGATCTACTGCTGGTCTTTATCCCGGTGCACAGTTAATCAAACAAAGTGGTACTGGTACATTCGGTGCTGGTGCTGTTGCAACAGTTCTTTCTATTGACTCTGCTACACAGATTACTGTTCAGACATCAGCAGCAATGACAACTGGTGCTTTGGTGTTTACGTTAGCATTACCTTCAGTTGGACAGCCAATCTTCGTTCAAGGTTCTCTTGACGTAGCAAACGCTGACGGTTGGTGGTTATGTACAAGTTCGACAGCATCGACTGGTGTGTTTCAGTATGTAACAACTACTGCACCAGCAGCAGCACTATATGATGCATCAAAGACATATGTTTACTACGGACAATTCTATACTGGTGCTGCTATTCCTGCTGGCACTACTGCAATCGTCACAGACGGTACTCGTGCTACAGTAACAACAACAAATGGTCATGGACTTCGTGTCGGTGACGGCATCTTTATCGTTGGCACATCTACTAACACTGCACTTAACGGCAACTATGTTGTAGAAAGAACGCTTACAACAAACACATTTACTTTCTTGACTGCTGTTGCAGCAACGACGCACACGACACCATCAAATGCATGTATCTATCCACGTCCATTAGGATATGTGCAGCATCGTCCATTCGACGGTGGTGTTCAATTCTCGAATGTGAGTCCATTTCATGGCTATCAAGTCATTCGTCAAACACGTAGACAGTTTAGATATCAGTCTGGTAAAGGTATTCAATTCTCAACTGGTAGTATTCTAAAGCCATCTGTGTTCTTAGAAGGTATCACAAGTTCTGGTACGACTGCTACTATCACGACAAAGTACACGCATGGACTTCTTCCTGGCTCTTTCATTGTTGTCTCTGGCGTAACTGCTGGAACATCAACTACACTGCTTGATGGCTATTACAATGGCACTTTCTTAGTTACTGCTACGACTCCGCTCACTATTTCGTACACGATGTTGGGAACTCCAACTAACTCGACAGCGACTGGCTTTCCAATCTCAGTGAGTCCAGCGTCTTGGTACGGCAGTGCAAATCGTGTTGGTATGTTTGATCAACAGAACGGATTCTTCTTTGAATTTGATGGTCAAAACGTATACTGCGTTAAGCGTAGCAGCACGACACAAATCACTGGAAACATCTCTGTAAACGCAGGATCAAATGCTATAACTGGAACTAGCACCAAGTTCTCTTCACAGCTAAAACCAGGCGACTACATCGTCATTCGTGGTATGTCATATATCGTTCAAACGATTACTTCTGACACAGCAATGACGATTTATCCTGAATACAGAGGTGGCACTAACGTCACAAACACAATTGTTAGTAAGACGATTGATGTGCGATATATCCAGAGTTCTTGGAATATCGACAAGATGGACGGCACTGGCGCTAGTCTAATGAACATAGATCTAACGAAGATGCAAATGTTCTACATGGACTTCACATGGTACGGCGCTGGTGCTATTAGATTTGGCTTCAAGAACAATCGTGGTGAAGTTGTCTACTGTCATAGAATTCCTAACAACAACGTGAATACAGAAGCATACATGCGTTCTGGTAACATGGTCGGCAGATACGAGACAAACACTTTAGCGCCATACACTTACTTAACATCTACACTGCCTTCTGCACAGACTACATTCATGTCAGTAAATGATGTGTCTGCGTTACCTAATGCAGGAACAGTAGTAGTCACGCAGCCCGGTGACACGAGTGGTGTTATTGAATACATTTCTTACACGAGTAAGACTTCTTCTAATACTGGAAACACATTAGTCGGGCTCACGAGAAATATTCAGAACTTAACTATCACTGGCGCTGGTACTGCTGCTGGTGGTAATGCTTCTGCAACATCGTTCACATTCTCGGCTACAGCACCAACTAAAGTTGAGTTGTATGGTCCGAGTCAGGCTAGTTCGATCAGTCACTGGGGTTCTAGCGTTATCATGGATGGTAGATTCGACGATGATAAATCTCTAGTGTTCGTCGGCGGTATGAACAGAACACAAACGATCTCTAACATTGGTCAAGACGTTGTTGTACCTCTGTTAAGTCTTCGTATTTCTCCATCTGTTGATAACGGACTAACAGGTATTCTCGGCTCAAGAGAAATCATCAATCGTATGCAGTTAGTTATGCGTACACTCTCGACATTTACAACTGGTACTGGCGTCACATTCTTGATGACTCTTCGTCTGAATGGTCGTGTTTCGGCTGGTCAGTTTGCTTCTGTTGGTGGATCAAGTCTTGCTCAAATTGCTGTACATCCTTCTGGAACAACAATCACTGGTGGTGAAAACATTTACGGTTTCTACACCACTGCTGGTATTCAGGAAGAAGATCTTTCGACAGTTAGAGATCTAGGTACTTCTATTCTTGGTGGCGGCACGACTAATCTGTGCCCAACGACATTTGCAAACATCTATCCAGATGGTCCTGACATTGTTACGATTTGTGCTACTAACGTGACATCAGTTACGACTAACTCGATACTTGCTCGAATCAACTGGACGGAAGCACAAGCATAATATGTCATCAAGAGTCAGTCTCCAACATTTTGTTTCTACGACGGAGCCCATCGGTGTTACGGTGGGCGACGAATGGTACAACCCTTCAACTGGTATTCTATATAAAAGAATAGCATCATCTCTTGGTGTCCAGTGGGTTAACATTTCTGGACTAGGATCTTCTACAAGTGGAACTGGTGGTGGATTATCGCAAGCCAAAATAACTGGCATATCTTTAGTATTCGCAGGAGGTTAAATTGGCAGCACCAAATATATTCGGAGCAACAACATGTAACGGCAAGACTGCTGTACTGGTTGTTCCCGCAACAGCAACTGCGATACTTACTAATGCAGCATCTAGTAGTAAAGTTCTTAAAGTTAATGCACTATATATTTCTAATGTTGATGGTACAACTAACTATACTCTCAACATGGACATTTTTAGATCAAGTGTTGCATATAGAATTGGTTTTGCGATAGTAGTACCAGCAGCATCTACACTAGATGTTATCAACAAACCTCTTTATCTAGAGGAGGGTGACGTTCTTCGATTGACTGGTAGCACAGCGTCTAAACTAGAAGCAGTATGTTCATATGAGGACATCAGTTAATGAATCGAAGCAACGGAGGATATATTGGCATCCTTAAAGAAGATGCATCGGTATATCCTTTCTCTGGTGTTTATCCACTATATGAACAACAAGAGAATAAATTAGCAGGTCTTTGGCCTGATAGAGCAGATTCAAACTTTGCAAACACTTCTCTATTATTGAAAACATCTAATCAATCGATACGCAGCACAACTGCAATTGATTCTAGTGTCAATAATTTAACTGTTAGTAGAGTTGGTACACCTAGTACTGCATGGACTAGTCCGTATCAGACTTCAGGATATTGGAGTAATTATTTTAATGGAACTACGGATTATCTTTCAAATGCTTCTAGTTCTGCTTTTACCTTTGGAACTGCTGATTTTACAGTTGAGTATTGGGTTTATTGCCCAAGTGTGCCGGGACTTTCTTTTGTATGCGGTGGACCAGGCGCATCGTCTACGGATATAGCATTTGGTTTTCTTGCAACTGGAGTTCCTTATTGTTCATCTAGTGCAAACTGGCCAGTTTACACAAATACAGTAATGACTGCAAATGTGTGGACACACATTGCTTTTACAAGGGCTAGCGGTACTTGGAAATTGTGGATGAACGGAGTTGATGTAACTGCTGGGTCTCAATCTAATCCAAACGTAACAACGGCTCAATTTGGTATAGGCTCTGCTGGTGCTGCTGGAGGAGGTAAATTTACTGGTTATGTATCAAATCTTCGTGTCATTAAAGGCACAGCAATTTATACATCAGCATTTACTCCATCTACTTCTCCACTAACTGCGATTACCAATACATCTTTACTTATCTGTCAAAATAATAGATTCATTGATAATAGCACAAACAATTTTGCAGTCACATTAACTGGTACACCACAGACAACGCCTTATTGGTATCCTAGTACATTTTCTGCGCCTGCTGCCAGTGTTGGTGGTGGATACTTCAATGGTACGACAGATTGGATTCAAACACCAAACACATCCACATTCGATCTCAGTTCATCATCTGTGAATTTTACTATAGAAGCTTGGGTATACAATGCTAAATTTGGAAGTTCCGTAGGTATAATAGGTGCTCGTGCCAATGCATCTACAACTGGATGGGGTTTATCGACTGATGCTTCTGGAATACCATATCTCAATGGTGTCATTGTCGGTAACGCATATGCAAACAGACAATTAAACACTAATGCAATTTTAGGTAACACTTGGACACATATTGCATTAGTTAAAGATGCAACTGGTTACACATGTTATATAAACGGTATTGGTGGAACTAAAATAGCACTAACTGGAGGATTGGATTATCAATCTGCTCAACCAATTACCATAGGTGCAGTAGGATCAACGGGAGAATTCCCATTTGGTGGTTACATTTCCAACTTTCGTATTGTTAAAGGCACAGCAGTCTACACTGGTAACTTTACACCACCAACTGATTTTCTAACAACAACTGGTGGAACTTATCCTAGCACATCAAACGTAGTTACATCAATCGCATCGTCTAATACAAGTCTACTATTAAATTTAGCAGATAGTAATTACACTTCTTTTGCTAATACATCTAACAATAATGCGTTTATTGATAGTGGTCCATATGCTTTTCCTGTTACAAGATTAGGAACTCCCACTCAGGGTTCTATAACTCCGTATTGGCCCGATGGTTATTGGAGTAATTATTTTGATGGATCTAGTTATCTGACCACTCCATACGTATCCGGTTTTGATGTAGGAACTGGTGATTTAACATTGGAATGTTGGGTTTATCTAACATCGGTTAGCGGTATATTAGGAATATTATCAAATCATCCTTCAGTCTCGGGCGGAGGATTTGGTATGTATACCAATAATGGTGTACTTAACTCACAACTTTTTACAAACGGAAACACATCTCCAGATGGGATTGGCAATGGAACATTAACAATAAACACTTGGTATCATGTCGCTATGACTAGAAGTTCGGGCACGATGTATTTATGGATTAATGGAGTGTCACAGGGGTCAACTGCGTCGAGTAGAAATCCTAATAATTCATCAGGATTTTATATTGGATCATATGAAGGCGCATCATATAAAAATGTTGGTTATATATCAAATATTAGATTTGTAAAAGGACAAGCATTAGCAACGGGAAACTTTACACCGCCAACATCTCCAGTAACATCAACAACAGTGGGATGGACTGGAGCAAACGCTGCTTCTTCATTGACAGGAACTGTTCAGTTGCTCACCAACCAAAGTAACAGATTCAAGGACAATAGCATCAACAATTTGTCAATGACTGTTAGTGGCGGCACTCCCAAAGTCCAAGCATTCCAACCGTTCTCGCCCAAGGCTTCGTACAACACTGCGGCGTATGGGGGAAGTGGATATTTTCCATTATCCCAATCAGATTATTTACAATTTCCAGTTAGTTCAGCCTTTGCTCCTGGCACCGGTGATTTCACTTTAGAGTGTTGGGTTTATGCTACATCAGGCACAGACAATTATATTTGGACACAATCTGTTAGCGGTACAAATTATTTTCTTTTAGGTTTTAATGCTACTACCGCTTATTTTTATATGACGGCAAGTGGCGGAGGCACTCCAATTAACGGACCTACAACCTCTTTACCATTAAACGCATGGCATCATGTTGCAGTTACTAGATCTAGTGGAACTGTTAGAGTTTTTGTTAATGGCGTTTCTGGCACTCCAACCAGTAATACTACAGATTTATCGAATCTAAGTTATGTTCCAACTATAGGTCGGTATTCACACACTGCATCATTTGGAATATGGACTGGATATATTAGCAACTTGAGATATATCAAAGGTGTATCAGTATATACTGGTAATTTTACACCACCATCTTTAGGTTTATTAACAAATTCTGGATCAACAAGTGCAGTTGCTTATCCAAACACTGCTAACGTTAACACAGTTTTTGGTTCTTCTAGCACTTCGTTACTTCAAAACTTTTCAAATTCTGGCATCTATGACGCAACGATTCAAAATAATTTAATCACCGTCAGCAACGCACAAGCCAGTAATACAGTAGTTAAGTGGGCTGGTTCAACTAGCATGAGATTCAATGGCAGTAGTGATTATTTGACTATTCCAACTAACTCAGCATTAAATCTTGGTACAGGATCTTTTACTGTTGAAGCATGGGTATATCTAAATGCAACTTCATCAGATTATTTTGTGATAAGCGCCAGTGGAAGTGGAGGTGCGTTTTTTGGATTTACCAGCAGCACAAACATAGGTTATGGTCGAACAGCTGTTGCTTGGGATTATAATATAGCAAGTGGTATAATCCCAAAAGTTTGGTATCATCTCGCATGGTGTAGAAGTGGAACAAGTATGCGAATATTTGTTAACGGCACTCAAGTTGGAACAACACAAACTACTTCACAAGCATACGATTTATCTACTACCAGTACCAACGTTGGAAGTCAAGGTGCAAATTATTATTTAAATGGATACATACAAGATTTGCGTGTCACTAACGCGATTGCTCGATATACTGCAAACTTCACTCCACCGGTTTTACCATTTTTAACTTTGTAGGCACAACAAATGAATAGAGGAAACGGTGGTATTTTTGGTAAAAAGAATTCTACATCTGTTGTTGGTGGAATGTATTCATCTTACGAACAACAAGAGAAGAGTGCATCAGTATACTGGCCTTCTGGGCCAGATTCAAATTTTGCATACACACCACTACTTCTTAAAACTAGACCACAAGCGTCACCAAAAACAACAGTAACAGATTCAAGTGTCAATAATCTTGTAGTTACTAAAAACGGTAATCAGAGTGCTGGATGGACTAGTCCGTATCAGACTGTAGGATATTGGAGTAATTATTTTGGTGGGTCTGGAAATTATCTTTATAAATCTAATCCAGGTGGCGGTCAATTTGACCCAGGTAATACTGGTACTTGGACAATTGAAATGTGGGTTTATCCAATATCAAGTTTTAACTTTTTTGGATTTGGAAGCGGAGGTATTTATGGAAATGCTATTGCTTGTGAATGGTCTACAAATTCTTTTCAGTTTGCTCAAGGAAATGGTTCGAATGCGAATCCAGTAGTCATTAGAACTGCTACTAATTATCCTGCAAATGCTTGGTATCATTTTGCATGTGTTAAAGATTCTAGTAATAATATTACTTTATATATTAATGGAATATCTGCTGGTACTGCAACAAATGTTACTGCAACTATAGCATCAGGATGTGGTGTTATTGTAAATGGTTTATATGATAATAATGGTTTAGGAAACAATGGTTCAACTTGTTATCTATCAAATATTAGGTGGATTAAAGGTCAGGCACTAACAAGTGGCAATTTTACACCACCAACTGCGCCACTTTTGCTTAATACGGTTGGCTGGACAGGATCAAATGCAGCAACCTCTATAACTGGTACAGTTAACCTTCTCACTTGTCAATCTAATAGATTTATTGATAATAGCGGTAATAATTTTGCAGTCACTGTGGCTGGCACACCACGAACATTTTCTGATTGGTATCCAACTACATTCTCAGGGATCACTCCTAGTATTGGTGCTGGTTACAATGGAATAAAAACTGATTTTTATAGTATCCCTAATACTGCTGCAATAACAACACTTGCTGGTGATTTTACAATCGAAACGTGGGTGTATCCAACAGACACAAGTGCAACTGCAACTTCTTTTGCATTCATAGAAACACGCACAGGTGGAGCAACTGCCGCACCTTGGGTATGGGGTATGGGCACATACACTTCCGCTGGATGGATTACAGGTTTTTTCACAGGAACAAGTTATAACTTCACATCACGAGTTTTACCTTATGTTTGGACTCATGTTGTTCTTCAACGTAATGGATCAACACTCAGAACATTTATCAATGGTGTAGTAGATGCTACAACATTCACGCTTGCAGGAACCATCACTGGCGGTTCTAGTACAATTTATATAGGAAACTCTAAAGATAATGGTCTTGCTGGATATGGTGCATTAGGTTACTTTTCTGATTTCAGAGTAGTCAATGGTACAGCAGTGTATAACGTCACTGGATTTACTGCGCCAACGTCACAATTAACTGCTGTTGCTAATACAACTTTACTTTTAAATTTCTCAGACACTAACACAACATCTATTACTGATGGTGCTAATAATAACGTCTTTATCGATAGTAGTCCATATGCATTAACACTAACTCGAAATGGAACTCCAACACAAGGATCTTTCACTCCGTATCTACCAAATGGAAGTTGGAGTAACTACTTAGACGGCAGTTCTTATGTAAACTTTGGAATAAACAGTTATCTAACAACTGGTCCTTGTACTGTTGAAATGTGGATTAATTGTTCTTCGTTTTCTACTAGTCCTATTATTATTGATAATGCTAACTGGAATATTGGACAAAACTGTGGATGGTTTTTAAATATAGGAACAGATGGAAGAGTTTATTTCAATGCATCAACTGGAACATTCAACGTTTTTCCAAACGTTGTCACAACAACTAAAACGATAACTACTGGGACTTGGAATCATATAGCATTTGTTAGAGATGTATCAAATGTGTGTAGAATTTATATTAATGGTGTAGACGGTGGCGGTTCTGTAACATACTCGGCTAGTTTTAATTTAAACTCTGGAACAAGTTACAGAGGAACTGAACTTGGTAGACATGTGGCAGATGGTGGCACATACAATCAATATACAGGATACATTTCAAATCTTAGAATTGTTAATAATGCAGCAGTTTATACAAGTACATTTACGCCACCAGATGTTCTAACAGCAATATCTGGTACTTCATTACTCACTTCTCAGAGTAATAGATTTGTAGATAATAGTGTGAACAATGCATCTGTTACGTTAACTGGAACACCTAAAGTTCAAAACTTTCAACCGATTCCTTCTAAGGCGTATAGTCCATCACTGTATGGTGGAAGCGGGTACTTTAATGGTAGTTCGGATTCAGTATCAACAAGTCAAACTTTTGCGTTGCCCACATCAACAACTCCGTTCACGATGGAAGCGTGGGTATATTTCTCAACTTTCAGTTCCGTGACGATTGCATCAAGTGCATATGCAGGTAGTGGACCAATACCATTCGTGATGGGAATGGGATCTGGAAATGGAGGCACAGTTAGTGCTACTCCTTGGTTTGGATTCTTTACTGGGTCAGCGTGGGGAACAACCGTCCAATCTTCAACAAGTTTATCACTCAATACTTGGTATCACATTGCATGTGTTTACACTGGATCCACTGCAACAATATATGCAAACGGAGTCTCGATTGCAACAGCATCAGTTGCAGCATGGCAAGTCGTTAGTCAAGCGGGTTTTTACATAGGTCGTCGATGGGATACTGCTTCTCCTGGACCTTATTTCAACGGTTATATCAGCAATTTTAGATTCGTTATAGGAACAGCAGTTTACACAGGTACATTTACTCCACCAACGTTGGCACCATTAACGTTCGATGGACAAACTAGTGCATCGAGTTATGCAAACACTGCTAACGTGAATACAAGTTTTGGTAAATCACAAACTGTTCTATTAACTAATTTTAATAATACTGCTATCTATGATACATCAACTCAAAATGATGTAGTCACTATTGGTAGTTCACAAGTTGGTAATACTCCATCTAAGTTTCCATCAATCACAAGCATGAGATTTAATGGTAGTACAGATTATCTTTACGTTCCCGGTCCTGCCGCTAATCCTCCGTTTACGTTTGGCACTGGAGATTTCACAATTGAAATGTGGGTTTTTGTGAACGCATATTCTGCATCGTTAGGCACCTTATACGACACTCGACCTGCAGGCACAGCATCGACTTCAGGATACTTAGTTCTTGGAATGAGTAACGTAGGCACATTGACATATCAAACTGCTGCTACAACAGTTATAACAGCCGGTTCAAATTTAAGTTTAGGCGTATGGTATCATGTTGCATTGTGTAGATCGTCAGGAAGCAGTAGATTATTCATAAATGGAACTCAAACTGGATCAACATACGCAGATTCAAATAATCTATCTTCTGGAGCAAATCGTCCAGCAATTGGTTCAGATTCTAATGTTCCATTATCTGCTGGTTATGTATTTAACGGTTTCATTCAAGATTTTAGATTATCTAAAATCGGCAGATACACTTCAAACTTTTCTGCACCAACTTTACCTTTTGGATCTTCTGGCCGTGCTTTACTAGGACCTATTCGAACTGTTGAATATCTTGTTGTTGCTGGTGGTGGCGGTGCGTTCAGTGGCGGTGGTGGTGGCGGTGGATATCAAACATCTTCAACATTCATAATCAATCAAGGCACTCAATACATCGTAACAGTTGGTGCTGGTGGACCAGGAGGTAGTGGTAGTAATGGCACATCTATTGCACCGACAGGCGGCAGCAACGGTTCAAATTCTGTTTTTAGTATTATAACATCTATTGGTGGTGGGTTAGGCGGATATTATACGTCTACTGCTGGACAAACTGCCGGTGCTTCTGGCGGTTCTGGTGGCGGCGCTGGACATGGAGGAAGTGGACAAAGTAGAGCAGGAGGTGCTGGTACTTCTGGACAAGGAAACGCTGGAGGTAATAACTTCGCACAAGACGGCAACGGCGCTGCTGGCGGTGGCGGCGGTGCTGGAGCAGTTGGTGCTGCTGCTGGTTCTCAAACTGGTGGCGCTGGTGGTATTGGTATCCAATCAAGCATTTCTGGCGTGTCAACATACTATGCTGGCGGCGGCGGTGGATGGGGACAAACAACTCTTGGAGCAGGAACACTTTCAACAGGCGGTGGTGCAGCAGCAGTTGGTCCATCGCCAGGAGGATCTGGATTAACAAACACTGGTGGTGGTGCTGGCGGTTTCCAGGGAGGTGTAGGTACAGGTGGAACTGGTGGATCAGGCATAGTGATCATCGCTTATCCATCATCTATAGGAACACTATCCACGGTAAGTTCTGGATTAACATATACTGTCGATACAACCACTCGATCTGGTTACACGGTGTATAAGTTTACTGCTGGTACAGGTACAATTAGTTGGTAGATAAATAGTATAATAACTATTTTCGGAAATGCAACATGGCAACATTAGTATCTACAAGAGATCTATTCAAATCTTATTGTCTAAGAAGACTGGGGTTTCCTGTTATTGAAATTAACGTTGATGATGATCAAGTGGAGGACAGAATCGACGATGCACTTCAGTATTGGCAAGACTATCACTTTGATGCACTTCAGAAAGTATATTACATCAAAAGATTAGACGCTACTGATATTACAAACAAATACATCAATATGTCACCAGATGTGACAAGAGATACGACAAACGCATCTGTTAATATCATTGGTGTTACGAGAATATTCCCTATCTCTGATTCAATTGCACAGAACAATATGTTTGATCTAAGATATCAACTTAGATTGAACGAACTATATGACTTCACTTCTGCATCATACATTAACTATACACTGACGATGCAACACCTTAGATCTCTAGAGTTGATGTTTACGGGTGAAGTGCCCATTCGATTCCAACGCCATATGCATAAACTATTCTGTGATTGGGGTTGGGGCACAGCAGTCAACGCAGGAACTGTTGTGATTGCAGAGTGTCATGCATTAGTTAAACCAGAAGACTATGTTTCTGTGTGGAATGATCGTTGGTTAAAAGAATACGCAACTGCACTTATCAAACGTAATTGGGGTGCAAACTTAAAGAAGTTTCAAGGTGTTCAATTACCTGGTGGTGTAATGTTGAACGGCGATAAGATCTTTGATGAAGCATCTGAAGAGATCACAAAGTTAGAACAAGAAATGCTTGATTCTTATTCGTTACCTGTTGACTTCTACCTGAACTAATATGCCAACGAACGTCTATTTTAATAATTACGGATCAAATCCTGAGCAAAGACTCATCGAAGATTTGATGGTTGAGTCCATCAAGATTTATGGCGTGGACTGTTATTATATTCCTAACACTAATGATCAAGCACGAGATCTAATCTACGGTGAAGATCCACTCAAAGAGTTTACTGCTGCATATCCATTAGAATTGTACATCACAAACGTAGATGGATATGAAGGCGAACGTGAGTTTTTCTCTAAGTTTGGTCTCGAAATTCGTAACAATATGTCAGTCATTATCTCTAAGAGATCGTTTACTCGATGGGTGCCACGAGAAACATATGCGCGTCCACGAGAAGGTGATCTAATCTACATTCCATTCATGTCTCAGACTGGTGAAATGTATGAGATCAAATATGTCAACTACACTGATGCATTCTATGTGCTCGGTAACAAGTATCCATATTTCTATAAATTAGAATTAGAGAAATACAAATATTCACAAGAGACAATCGATGTTGGCGTACCACGTATTGACGATATCGTTGTTCAGGACTCTTACACAATCTCTATGAATGTCAATACTGCATCTGGTAATGGAAACTATTTGATTGGTGAATTCGTCCACAATTCATCTAACACTGCATTTGGTCTATGCACATATTGGGACGTAAACGAAGGCGTAATTAAGATTACAGATCTAGTAGGCACATTTGGTTCTGGAATGTATATTCGTGGTAATACGTCGAATGCGTTCCACATCACAACATCGTCAGCGGATGAATTAGTTGATCCACAAGAAAGAGAAATGTACGACAACAAAGTCATTCAAGTTGAAGCGACTAATTACGTCGATGATACGATAGAAATCAATCCTTTTGGTAGATTATAATGAGTTATTCATATCATAAAACTATCAGAAAGATAATCGTAGCATTTGGCGATTTCTTTAATCAAATTAAACTCACACGATACACAGAAACTGGTGTCGAGTTTGAGAACTTTTTAGTGCCAATTATATATGGTCCAAAAGAGAAGTATGTTTCTAGACTAGAGAGTGATCCGTTACTCGATAAGAAAGTTCAGATTACGTTGCCTATGTTGTCGTATGAAATGACAGATATGAGTTATGATTCGTCAAGAAAGTTAAACACAAACTATAGAAACAAACACTCTGAGGGTGGTACAACACTATCAGTTTACAATCCAGTACCATTTGACTTTGATTTTTCACTGTATCTTTATGTTCGCAACTTTGAAGACTCGGCGCAGATTATTGAGAAGATCATGCCTTATTTTACTCCAGACTATACGATCAATGTGAATCTAGTCGAAGAGTTAGGTTTAATTAAAGAAGTGCCTATCATATACAAAAGTATGTCACATGATATCGAGTATGAAGGCGACTATAACAATAAGATTAGAACTGTTATTTGGACTCTAAACTTTACAGTCAAAGCATATATCTATGGTGCGATTCGTGAACCTAAGATCATTCGTGCAGCAATCACAAATATCTATGATGATAATACTCTGACTGATAGAAATATAATTATGACAATGGCAGATGGTGGTTTCGGTAAGTACAAATATGGCGAAAAAGTATACCAGGGATACTCACTAGACACTGCAACTGCAACAGGCACTGTGATCCATTGGAATAACGAATCTCATCTATTAGAAATTGGATTCACTCATGGACATTTTGTGTCAGGAACACCTCTGATTGGAATGTCAACTGATGCAAACTGGACACCATCAAACATCGACTTGAAACCGAACAAACTTGTACAGACTATTATTACTCCAACGCCAACAGATGCTACTGGTAATAATGATTATACATATACTACACAGATATTTGAATATCCAGAATTACCAGAAACGATCACAACATCTACTGACTTCTCTGGCGACTTACCGTTTGAGATGGGTGCAGATGATCTACAAATAGAAAACGAAAAAGTAATAGACTTACTTAATTAAAGGTAGTTAAAATGTCAAGAACGCTTCAATTTAAAAGATATGCAAACACAGTAGTTGCAAACACAACTGGTGCTGCAGGTGAAATAATTATTGAAACAACTAACAATATTGTTACTGTTCACACAGGCAGTATTGCTGGTGGCGTTCGAATGACTTCCGAATCGTATGTTGCAAACTCATCGAATCTTGTATTCACTCATGCGAATGCATCATTCAATGTTGCAAACGTTGCATCCGCTAACATATCTTTCATTTACGGAGTTAACGCATCACAGAATGCATCGATTAACACAGTATCTAATACTGCACAATCAGCTTTTACACAAGCAAACTCTGCAAACACATTAGCGCAATCTGCATACAATCAAGGCAACATTGCATTTTCTCACGCCAATGCTGCATATAATTCAGCAAACGTTATTGTTACAATTAATACATCACAGAATACTTCAATCAACTTAGCATCTAACACTGCGCAAGCAGCATTCACAAAAGCAAACACTGCATCCAATACTGCTCAAGCTGCATTTGACGCTGCTAATACTAAATTTACATCATCAGGTGGTACGATTTCTGGTAACGTAACCATTCAACAAAACTTAACCGTTCAAGGCAACGTCACATATGTTGGTAATGTAACATCTCTTGCGATATCAGGAAACACTGGTCAATTCTTTGGATATACAGCTAACGGATTTAATGCATTTTATGCTGGTATTCCGGTTGGTTATTTGGTTGAACCTCAGATTGTTACACAATTTTCTTCGAATTATGATGGATACTCCGGACTTAATATGCAAAATATTAATACTGGAGCAAATTCATCGTTCGATTTGTTCATAACTGCTGACAACGGAACTTCTTTAGATGGATATCTAGATTTAGGTATGGGAAGCAGTACATACAATTATCCAGGTTATAGTCTAATCAAACCAAATGATGGTTACTTATTTGTCACGGGAAATACATCCACAAGAGGCGGTAATCTAATCGTCGGCACAGGACTTGTTAACAATGACGTTATCATTACGACTGGCGGTCTAGATTCATCTAACGTCAGACTAAGAATTTCTGGAAACACTGCAACTTTTGCAGGAAACATCGTTACACCCAAGATTACAATTGCTGGTCAAGATGCTGGTCCACAAATTAATAGTATCGCAATCGTATTCACAACAGCAAACGCAGCATTCAACGCAGCGAATACAACGGCACAGACTGTTCCACAAAATGCACAGACATCGAACTACACTCTACTAGCATCTGATGCTGGTAAACATTTATACTACACACAAGCGACTGCTGTTAACTTGTACATTCCTTGGTCATCGAATGCTTCGTTTGCAAACGGCACTACAATAATGATTGTATCGAGAACAACATCAAGTGCAAACGTTGTTGTTACTCCAAACACTGGCGTCACAATGTATCTCGCAGGCAACACAGTATCAGCATCCCGCAACGTAACAACATACGGTATGGCTACACTCATTCAAGTCGCTGCAAACACATGGATGATTAACGGTACTGGAGTAGTGTAATGAGTGCTATGATGGCTATTGCTGCCAATAATGTGAAATCATCTGGAGTTGCTGCTGCTTTGTCAGCAACTCTAGTGTACGATTTAGATGCTGCTAACTTTGCTGCTGTACCAACTAATGGTTCATTAGTCAGTGGATTTACATTAACTGTTGCTAACGCCGGATCTTCTATTTCATATAGTAGTGCGAACGGTGGATCATTCGCTAAATCAAACAGCGTTGGTACAGACTACATCTACGGTGGTCCAAGTTATGTAACCGGACAAAGCTATTCTGTATTCATCGCATATAAACTATCTGCAACATCTGCTGGTAGATTATTAAACACTCAGAGTGAAGCATCGAAAGATTGGTTGATGGGTGCGTATAATGGATTTCCAAATACTTTCTATCCAAACTTTTCGGTTAATCTACCATCATCTGGCGCAGATACAGTTTGGCATTTAGATTGTGCTACGTGGGATACTACTACAAGTACGGGTAAACTTTACACAGCAACAAATACTGCACCAGGCGGTGCTGCTTATTCTGTGTCGAATGCTGGCGGTGGTGGATTTAATCAATTAAGATTATTCAGCCGGGCAGCAGGAACTGAAGTTCAATCAGGCAATATTGGATTTGTCAAAGTATATAATGGTTTGTTATCTCTTGCCGATATTCAATCATTACATGCTACATATAAAACAAGATTTGGTTATTAAGTTATGTCTAAATTTGAAAAATCTATGGAAGAAATCTTTGATGTTGCACCCACTATCAAGACACCAGTTGTGCAAAAAGAAACACCCAAAGATATCGTCGAGATTGCATCTATCTCAAAAGATCTGGAATCAGAACTTGAGAAAGACTATGCCGACTCAAGAAAAACACTTCAGTCTCTTGTAAGAAAAGGCAACGATGCCATAGATCATCTATTAGCAATTGCATCTGAGACTGAACATCCTCGTGCATTTGAAGTTGTTGCAACGCTGATTAAAAATACAGCAGAAGCGAATGAGAAGTTGATGAACCTACAGAAATCATTTCGTGAATTAAAAGGTCTAAAGAACAAAGAATCAAGTGTCACAGTTGACAAAGCAATCTTTGTTGGATCAACATCAGAATTATCCAAATTGTTAAAGAGAAGTAATGACGATTAATAAAGATTCGTACCGTGATAATCCATTACTTAAACGTGCGGGTGTAGAACTATCTTATACTGAAGATCAAGTAGAAGAGTACATCAAATGTTCTAAAGATCCAGTGTACTTTGCATCAAAATATATCAAAATTGTCAACGTCGATAAAGGTTTGATGAACTTTGATATGTGGGGTTTTCAGAAAGAAATGATTAAAACATTTCATGAGAATCGATTCGTCATAACTAAATGTCCTCGTCAGGTTGGTAAGACAACAACATCTGTTGCATATCTGCTTTGGCTAACTCTATTTGAACACTCACAGAACATTGCTGTTCTTGCTAACAAAGGATCTCTTGCACGAGATATTCTTTCAAAGTATCAACTTGCATATGAAAATCTACCTATGTGGATGCAACAAGGCGTTATCACATGGAACAAAGGTAACGTAGAACTAGAGAATGGTTCTAAGATCATTGCTGCATCTACGTCATCATCGGCAGTTCGTGGAGGATCATTCAACGTAGTGTTCTTAGATGAGTTTGCATTCGTTCCTGCAAACATAGCGCACGAGTTCTTCAACTCAGTTTATCCAGTTATCTCATCTGGTAAAACGACAAAGATTATTATTGTTTCTACTCCTAATGGTATGAACTTGTTCTACAAGTTATGGGTTGATGCTATCAATAAACGAAACGGATACAAGACATTCGAGATTCACTGGTCGATGGTGCCTGGTCGAGATGAGAAGTGGAAAGAAGAGACAATCAAGAATACATCAATCGAACAGTTTAGGCAAGAGTTTGAGACAGAATTTTTAGGTTCAACAAACACATTAATCTCTGGTTCTAAACTTGGCATGCTCGTGTATAATGATCCAATTACAAAACATGAGAATCTAGATATCTATGAGTATCCAATTAAAGGTGATGATGAAGTCAACAAAGATCACATCTATGCAATTACAGTTGATGTCTCAGAAGGACGTAATCTAGACGCATCTGCATTCTCTGTATTTGATGTTTCTACGATGCCCTATAAACAGGTGGCAAAATATAATAGTTCGATTATATCACCAATGTTATATCCAACCATCATTTATAATACGGCACGACTATACAATGATGCATATGTGTTGGTTGAGATAAATAATACTCCTCAAATTGCAGACATTCTTCATCAAGATTTGGAGTATGAGAATCTGATGAAAGTTGCAACTGGTAATAAAAAAGCACAGGCAGTGTCTGCCGGATTTGATCGAGGCACTCAACTCGGCGTTCGGATGTCACCCCTTGTCAAAAGAATTGGATGTTCTAATCTAAAGACACTAATAGAATCAGATAAGTTATTAGTGCATGACTTTGACACGATATCTCAACTCACTACTTTCGTTTCTGTCAACAACACATTTAAAGCAGAAGAGACTGCGAATGATGACTTAGTGATGACTCTTGTTCTTTTCGCGTGGCTTTCAACTCAGAATTTCTTTAGAGAGATTGTGAATCATGATTTGAGAAAGCAAATGCAGTTGGAAATGTTAAATCAGTCTAATGATGAAGTCCCATCGTTTGGAATCTTTGATGACGGACTTGATGTTCCATACATCCAAGAAGGTGGCGATGTATGGTTAACCAACGAAGAATACGGTAAAATGCAGAATGTTTTCTAGAGGATATCTACAAATCTAGTGTTTGATAAATAGAACATAGATTATTACTGCAAATTATATCAGTATAAAACAAGGAGAATAAAATGGCATTTCAATTATCTCCAGGTGTAAATGTTTCTGAAATCGACTTAACCACAGTTGTCCCTTCAGTATCAACTACAGCCGGTGCATTTGCTGGAGACTTCACATGGGGTCCAGCAGGAAAAGTAAAACTCGTGACGCACGAGACAGAATTAGTTAGTTTTTTCGGTGAACCATCAGCAAACGCTCAACAGGGCAACACTGCAACATCATTCTTTACAGCAGCCAGTTTCTTGGCATACGGTAACAATCTCCAAGTTGTTCGTGCAGTAAGTTCTAATTCTAAAAATGCT